GACTGGCCTGCCTGCTGGCGTCTCCTCGGTGTCCGCGATGGTTCTCTGGCACTCGATACTAATCCCTCTGCCCTTAGTCCCTCTGACACTTTGGCTTTGGAAGTCCGCTAGATATAAAACTGTCCTCCACAGAAATACCGCCGCACCATTGAGAATAAGAGAGAATATATGAAAACACTTACAGAAATAAATGACATAATGAACTTCGAGGCGAGTAAAGGGATGGTGAAACCTATTACAACAGCAATAGTAGTTACCAATGATTTGCGCCCGCCCACAATGTAATAACAAAAAAGTGTGGTAATATTCAGGGAATGTCAACTTATCTCCAGCAAGATTTAGCGGAAGCGATAGTAAAGAACAAAATCCTTCCCCGATATAAGCGAAAAAACAAGAAAGAACTGGTGGTTTCGGTGGGCTATAGCGCAAAAGTGGCGGCAAAAAAGGCCACCCAAACTATTCAAGCAAAAGGAGTTCAAGATGCACTCGAAGATTTTGGACTTACAAAAGAACTCATAACGACTTCACTCGTTGAAGATATAAAAGCCAAGCCAAGAAAAAGACTTGGTGAACTCACATTAGGAGCTGATGTCCTTGGAATGAAAGAGGAAAAACCGAACAGCAAAACCCTCATTGTCGTTATCTCCGGCGAATCGGCAAAACGCTATGGAAACGGTTTTACATCCTAGCCAAGCAATAATCGCTTTAGACCCCCATAGATTTAGGGTGATAAGGGCAGGACGAAGATTTGGTAAGACTGTATTAGCGGTAGACCAAATGAAAGCATGTGCTGTTTCAAAGCCCTCTAGGATTGCTTATATAGCCCCGACACTCCAGCAAGCACGGGACATTGCATGGGAACAACTGAAAAAAGACTGTGCTAGCGCAGCAATCTCCATCAGAGAAGCTCCCAGACTTGAAATTATCTTACCTACACAGAAGGGCGGGGAGAGTTTAATTGTTCTTAGGGGTTGGGAGTCGGTTGAAAACTTGAGAGGCCAAGCGTTTGATTTGATTGTCATGGACGAAGTGGCAATGATGCGTAACTTTTGGGTAAACTGGCAAGAGGTGGTTCGACCGACCCTAACCGACACGAAGGGAGAGGCGTTATTTATTTCCACCCCGAAAGGTTTTAATCACTTTTATGATTTATGCAACAAGGAATTGACAGACCAAGAGTTTAAGAGTTTTCATTTCACTTCATGGGACAATCCGTTTCTTCCCAAAGATGAACTAGAGAAAGCAAAGGCAACTTTACCACCGGACAAATTTGCTCAAGAATACGAGGCGAGCTTTCAAAAGACGCAAGGCTTGGTGTACAAAGAGTTCTCACGGGAGAAGCATCTATATGAAACCCTACCTCAAAGTAGAGTACCCTTTAAGAAACTTGCGGGTGTGGACTTTGGGTACAGGAATCCTGCCGCGGTTCTCCATGCCTATTTCAACGGTGAAATGCTTTTTATTGAAGACGAGTGGTATAAGCGGGAAAGAACTGATGTGCAAATCGCGGATTATGTGGCACTTAATAAGTTCAACGAGGTCTTTCCCGACCCAGAGAACGCTGGAGCGATAGAGGAATTACGGCGCAGACAAGTAAACACAAGGGAAGTTGTAAAGGGTAAGGGAAGCGTTGAAAACGGCATCCAAATGATTAGAGAGATGCTTATTAGGGGAGATTTGCTGATAAACAAACGTTGCGTAAACCTTATCTCGGAGTTTGAGATGTATTCCTATGATGACGAACAGACTAAAAAAAATGAGAAGGAGAACCCAATTAAACAACACGACCACGCACTCGATGCCCTTAGGTACATCGTGTTATCGCTTCTCCCGCTGATCCAACGTCAAACGATGATTGCCAACATGCCACGTTACGAGCAAAAAGCGAGAGAGAACCCTGCATACTAGATTATCCCCAAATCAGGTGATTGTACAAAGCATTGTCTATCGTGTATGATTGTGTTGTGAAAAAGACCGCCACAAAGAAAGCGAAGAAAATTGTTGCGCCTCCTGAACAAGAACCACAATTTTCTGTCTCGCTCCAACTCGATAAGACAATCCTCAAAGGAACGGGCAACACTGTCCTCGAAGCTCTCCGCGCCATTCCAAAGCCTATAAAGATAACAACAAAATCTGTCCTCACGGTAACGAAGGGAGATAAGACACACTCACGCGCTCTTACTATTCCTTTAGCAAAGAGGTTGTTTTATCCGGCGCACCAGATTTACCACGCCCGTAATCTTGAGCTTCTAATGAAATGACTATGTCACTCACAATCACCTCGCCGCAGAACGAAACCTACTATCTTCCTTATGCTCTGCGTGATATTGCCTACACGATTCTAGACCGTACAGGATTCACTGGTGTCATTATTAAGTCAGGGAGTTTCATGGGGAAGAAGATACAGCATCTCACCATGAGAGAACGGCGGAAGGTTGAGAATTGTTTTTTCCTTTCTATCACAGGGAGGAAACTAAAGTTTGCTTTTGATGTATGAAAGGTAAACAAGGATTTCAAAAAGGGCATGGCTTACTTAACGAAAAGATATATGGATAACCTAAACAGGGAAGATGATATTTTCGGTTATATAAAAAGTCAGGAAAGTAACTTTTCCCGCCCGATACCAGTAGGTAACAAAGAATGGAGTTTCAAAAATCACATTGAGCGGAGTTCGCTGTATCGTGATAGTGATATTGTTGGCGCAAAAACAAAGTACACGCCGATTAAGAACATCACCCGTCCAATTCTTAATCTCCAGTACCGGACTGAAGATATAGACGTCAAAGACGTGCAGATTTATGTGGACGATAAGGATAAATATCACCTCTCATTCCTCGTTAAGAAATATCACGATGATGTATTCGTGCAAAAGAATGACCTTGATACGTTCTTCGACCGCTTGAATCAGTCAAGAGTGGATTATGGCGGCGGATTATCAAAGCGGTTGAAAGTAGGTAGAGAAGTCGTGCCCTTGCAGTCAATCGTCTTTTGCGACCAGACGGATATGCTGTCGGGGCCGATAGGGATTAAGCACTACTACTCGCCCGACCAACTTCTCGATATGGGTGAGCGCGGATGGGGCAAAGAAGCTAATGGGGCAACCATAACACTCAAAGAGCTTATCAAACTTTCCCGTGAAGAAAAGAAAGACAACAACACTGATGGCTCAAAGGCCTCTACGCCCGGTCGCTACATTGAGGTCTACGAAGTCCACGGCAACCTTCCGAAGAGATATGCTGACCGTATGGACGATTCAGGTGAGTATGAAACCCGATTATTCATTGTCGCGTTCTACCAAAAGGCAACGAGTGACGGGCATACTGGAGTTATCCTCTACACCGCGCCTGAAGCCGAGAGTCCATTCAAACTTGCGCTTCGTGGAGTGGGAACATTCGGACGTGCACTCGACTTTGGTGGAGCTGAAGAGTTGTTTGAAGACCAACTGTGGACGAACTACGCTGAAATCCGCAAGCTACAAATGCTTGACTCCGCGTCAAAGACTGTTCTTGGAGCAACAGGCCCCGGCTCGACAACCATCGCAAACAAAAACAACACCAACAATCTTGAGAACAACGAGATACTTGACCTTGGTGATAGCGACCTGAAACAGATAGATACTTTCCCCCGCAATTTCAGACTGTTTGATAACTACTCGGAGGAAAAGGATATTCATGCAAAGACAATGGGTGCAGCACAAGACCCTATACAGGGTGTTCAGCCTACTGCTGGTACTCCGTTCGCCTCGCTCCAGGCACAAATCCAACAGGGAATGGGCTTGCATGATTATCGCCGTGGCATTTTCGCCAAACACCTCGAAGAAATCTACAAAGACGATTACATTCCGCAGATAATCAAAGAAATTACTGATGGTGTAGAGTTTCTCTCTGAGCTTTCCCTCAAAGAATTGGAGTATGTAATTGACTGTATAGTGCGGACAGAAACGAATAAGGCGAAGAAGGCGTTTGTCCTTTCACATGTGGGAACGGCAATGACTCCAGAAGAGGAGCAACTGTTTGCAGATACCATTCGCGCTGACTTCAAACGGAAAGGCACTAAGCACTTTA